GTCGAACAAGACACTGCTTTCCGCAAGTCTGGCGATCTAGGCGAGATCGTGCAGGAGTTTTCAGAAATGAAGACTCAAAAATCCCTATGGGGCGGGCGTTTCCTCAAAACAGCCGACCTATTCAACTAACATAATTCACTAGGAGGTGAACAATATGTCGGAACAAGAAATCGTAAAGAATTATCCAGGATCATCTGAAGGACACAACCATGACGGCCAGGGCTCATTAGCATCTGGTGGAATTGGTGGTGCAACCGCTACAGGTCCATCTGGTAATCTTTCACCAGCAGCTTCACTCGGTAACATTGCTACCGCTAACTTTGGATCAACAGAGGGTGCTAATGCAGTGAATCCTTCTGGTACACCTGGTGGTATTTTGCTACCAGAGCAGGCTCGCCGCTTCATCGACTACGTGTGGGATGCAACAGTTCTCGCCAAAGATGGTCGTAGAGTTACAATGCGAGCAAACACCATGGAAATCGAAAAGGTTAACGTTGGTGAGCGTGTAATCCGTGCTGCAGCACAAGCTGACAACACATACACAAATGCTGGCGCAACATTCACTAAGGTAGAACTTACAACCAAGAAGATTCGTCTTGATTGGGAAGTTTCTACTGAGTCTCTTGAAGACAATATTGAAGGAGGTGCACTTGAAGACCATCTCGTTCGTCTTATGACAAACGCTTTTGCTAATGATATCGAAGATCTCGCTATTAATGGTGATGGTTCAACAGGTAACTTCCTCTCAATCATGGAAGGTTTCGTACACAAGGTCACAGACGGTTCAGATGCTCACGAAGCAATCGTAACCGTTTCAGATGATGCTTGGACACCAGCGGTAATGCAGGATATTATTCTTGCAATGCCACGTAAGTACCGTGCAATTAAGAGCAATCTTAAGTTCTATGCAGGTACAGATGCATTCCAGGGTATCGTTACAAACAACGGTACACTTGCTGACGCAGTAGCAGAAGCAATTGCTGGAATGACTCCAGGCAGCACACAGGCTAACCGTCAGAACTATCTAGACGGCGTCGGACAGACACTTGGTGGAGCACGTACAACACGTGTTCTTGGTGTTGATGTTATGGAAGTACCTTACTACCCAGCAGACTATGTCGATTTGACATTCCCTGCAAACCGTGTTTGGGGCTTCCAGCGTGATATCACAGTAAACCGTGAATACAAGCCAAAGAAGGATACAGTTGAATACACAGTATTCGTACGCTTTGGTCTACAATGGGAAGAACTTGATGCAGTTGCTTATGCAGATGCAGCATCTGATTCCTAATCACAATTAAATAATAGAATTTGGAGGGTAGCGTAAAAACTACCCTCCTTATTCACATTCTGATATAATAGCAGTGGAGGAAATAATATGTTACTAGAGACAACAGTAGACGAATTAAAAAATAAAACAGTACCACAACTAAAATCTTATGCAAAACAAAATAATATAGATTTATTTGGAGTTAGTACAAAAGCAGAAATATTAGAAGTTATTTTTTCTTTTTTACCTACACCACATCAAGTTCAAAAAGCAAAAAATAAAGATAAGCCAACAGAAAAAATTGCAGTGTATTCTGAAAAAAATCTTCATTGGAATGGGGTAGGAGAGCTTGAAAGAGGTTACAATATTCTAAGCAAGGAGGATTCGGAAAAATGGTTAGCCAATAAGTCTGTGCGAATAGCAACTCCAGACGAGGTAGCCAAGTTTTACCGTAAAAAGAAATAATGGAAGTATTACGTTTACCCCCATATCCAATAGATACAAAGTGGGATGTTCCTGCTCCTAGCACTCAGTATAAGCTTTATATTGAAGACCTTGTTGATCACTCTGTAGAAGAGCTTACAGTTACATCAGATTCAAACTCACAAATTACTTATACTATTCAACAGGCAAAAGCTCAATTTGATAGAAAATTTTTATTTAGAATTTTAAGTATGTCTGGAACTATTATTCTTGATAGTAATCTAGATATTTTACGTCCCTATATTGACTACAGAACATTGGGCACAACAGCATCTGAAATACAAGAATATAAAATTTTAGAAATGGTAGCAAGAGGACTCATTGATTCTGTAGTAACTGACGGTTTTTATAATGAGAAGCATATTGTTGAAACAACAGGCAACGGTGCTGACTATATGCCAATATGGGAAGATTTAAATAAGGTTCTTAAGGTATATCGTGACAACGTATTGATTTACGATGTTGATGCAGAAAATCCAGAAGATAATGAAGCAACATATACTGTTACATTAGATAATTCTGCAATTATTCGTGTTGAAGATGAAAAATTTGATAGATTACAATCAGCACCACTTGATCTTCCAGGAGCAGTTGGAGATCTTGGGTATGTGGGTGGATTAATAACAGCATTTCCTAAACTATGTGACTTTTTGTTTGTATTAGATGTTGGATATAAGGCTGTTCCACCAGACATTGAGTATGCTACTAAATTATTAATTGAAGACTTAAAGTGTGGAAAGCTTGATTATTATAAGAGATATACAACATCTTATAATACTGATCAGTTTAGAGTTCAGTTTGATAAATCAGTTTTAGACGGTACAGGAAATATGATTGTAGATAAAATTTTAAGTAAGTATACTAAAAATATTACCAAGATAGGTATGATTTAATGCTATGCGATTCTACAGATTTTATGTATCCATTAAAAGCAGATATTTTTTATCCTATTGTTGAACAGGGTGCATACGGTAATATTCAAAAGCAGTGGGTTCTAGATAGAACAGTAACATGTAATTTTGAGCCAGCTGGGACAGCAAGTGGAGAAGAAGTTAAACCAAATGTAAAAATAAATATGGATGTTGTTCTTTTGGGTAGAACTAAAAAAGATGTAAGAATTATGTCATCAGAGTCAAAACAATCAGTTACAAATGTAATAATTACAAATATTAGAACACACTCTAATACTCCAGTATATTTAGAAACAGCTGGCCCAAGATCTGGAAAATCAACTATTTTTGAAATAGCATCTAACGAACCAATAGTTGGGCCATTTGGAGATATAGATTATTATAAATTAGTAATTCGTAGATCAGAAAATCAGGCTACAGACCTATGATTACAGTAAAATTGAACCAGTCAAAATTAATAAAAGATTTAAATAATATTGTTGACTATTCTTTTGGTTTTATTAGTGGTGTGCAAAAAGGTAAGACTATGTTTTTAAACAATCTTGGTTCTTCAGTGCAGTCTATATTGGAAGCTTTTATAGATTCTAATGCTAGGTCTAATCCACAAGCATTGCATCACGTATACGAGTGGTATCGTACTGGAAGTCCAGATGCAAGATTATTTGACATTAGATATACAGTAAGCAATGTAGGTCTTTCTTTTTATTCTTCTTTTAGACAGTCTACTACTGTTAAAAATGGATCATCTGTTCCATTTTATAATAAGGCAGAGATTATGGAAAATGGAATACCAGTTACAATAGTTCCTAAAAAATCTTCTGTCTTGGCATTTGAACAAGACGGAGAAACTATTTTTACAAAGGGGCCAGTTAATGTTGATAATCCAGGAGGGCCTGCAGTACAAAACGGTTTTCAAAATACTGTAAATTTATTTTTTAGTAGATATTTTACTCAAGCATTTTTAAGAACTAGCGGTTTATATGATTATCTTAATAATCCTAGAGTATATAAGAAAAATTTACAAAAAGGAAGAGCTTCAGGAAAGTCTGCTGGAATATCTACAGGGTATGCATGGATAGTGAATGCGAAGGTAAATAAATAATGGCAAATGATAGTGCATTAAATACACCAGTCCTCTGGATTAATAAATATTTACAAACTAAGTTAGCAAGTAAACTTGGATATGTAACACCATTTTTTCCACCATCTCCATTTAATATTGAAGATTTAACAGAAAAGTGGATGATTATAAATAATACAAATACACCAATTAGTAATGCTGTTGCAGGAACTTGGGATAGATTAATTAAAATGAATAGAACTAAATTTCCACATATTAAGTGTGAGCAAATTCTTTATTATTTTTATGGTCTTGGAGAAGATTCAAAAATAACAATGATACAAGTTCAAGAAGAGGTTCTTAGATTGATGGATAGACTTGATGAAACAGCAGAAGAAATAAATAACTGGTGCTCTAATAGAAGGGTAAGGCTTGATGATGGTTCAGAGGTAGACTGCATGTTTTATTTCCATGACTTTAAGGTATATCAGCTAGAAGAGACAAGAGATATTATTGATTTTGGTACAGCTCGTACCTATGGAGGCAATAAGATTATTATTGACTTTGACTATCATCAAATGCCAGATCTTACCAACAACTCATGGTCACCAGAGCCAAAACTGTCTGGCAATGATAAAATAACAATATAAAACACTGATATAATTATGGTGAGGAAACCCGCCAAAACTTAATATATTCTATGAAAGTAGAGGTGAAAAAATGGCATATACTCGTGGTACGTCGACCAACATTATCGTTGGTGCTGCTGCACTTTTTGTAGCAGATACAACCCTAACTCCAAGCACATTGGAGTCGTTTGTAACCGCTGAATCATTCAAGGAAACCTTGGCAGATGAGGCAGATTATACAAACGTAGGTTATACCATGAATGGTCTAGAACTTCAGTTCCAGCCTGACTTCGGTGAAGTACAGGTTGACCAAGTTCTTGACGTTGCTAAGTTGTATAAGCAAGGTATGCAGGTAAATCTTGCAACTGCTTTTGCTGAAGCTACACTTGAGAACCTTCTCTTGGCTTTAGCATACAATGACAATCAACTTTCAGGAAGCAAAGCTTCATCATCAGGAAGAACTCTAAATCTTTCTGCAGGTGAAATCGGAGAATGTCCAGTAGAACGAGGAATCGTTGCTGTTGGACCTGGAACTGGTGATTGCGAAGATTCCGCATACGTAGAACGTGTTTATACAGCATACCGTGCTCTTTCAATTGAAAACGTAACTGTATCCGCAAAGCGTGACGAACCTTCAATGTTCGAAGTTTCATTCCGTCTTCTTCCTGAAGACACAACTGGATCATATGGTAAGATCGTAGATCGTACCTGGACACCAGCTAGCTAGTTTTAAATAATTAGACATAAGGGCCCATCTCGAAAGAGGTGGGCTTTTTGTGTGCTAGAATAGTTGGGGGACAACATGGCAACTAAAATATATTCAACTAAACATATTTATTTATTTGACGGTACAGAGGTAGAAATATCTCCATTAAAAATAAAATACTTACGTCAATTTATGGATACATTTGCATTAATTAGTAAATCAAAAAATGATGATGAATCATTAATGATTTTAGCAGAATGCGTAAGAATAGCCATGAAACAGCACTATCCAGAAATATCAAAATCTATAGCAGATATTGAAGATAATATAGATATGCCAACAGTATATTCAGTTCTAGAAATATCTGCGGGAATAAAAATAAACCAAGAGTCAGAAGAGTCCGTATCAGATCAGGCACAAAAAAATGAATCAAAAAACTCATGGGATGAGATAGACTTGGTTAAACTAGAATCAGAAATTTTTACTTTGGGGATATGGAAAAATTATGATGATTTAGAAAAGTCAATATCTATGCCAGAATTAATGGCAATATTGTCAAGTAAAAGAGAATTAGATTATGAAGAAAAGAAGTTTTTGGCAGCAATACAAGGAGTAGACCTAGACAGCAACTCTGACCGTGGCCAAAAAGAATGGGAAGACCTTAAGGCCAGGGTATTTAGTGGAGGTAAGGCAAAAGACTCAAATGATATATTATCTTTACAAGGACAAAATGCTCAAAGATATGGCTTTGGTATTGGCATGGGATTAGACTATGAGGATTTAACATAGTCTTTATGATATAATTTATATAACCTATATTGGAGGGAAAATAATGGCAACAACAATTCATGAGGAAAAAAGCCTTGTTCTTATTGATGGAACAGAAATTAAGGTTCGTCCTCTAAAGATCTCTCTTCTTCGTCCATTTTTGAAGAAGTTTGAGGGAGTTGCGGCAGTGGCGGAAGATAATGAGAAGTCAATGACACTTCTTGTTGAATGTGCTCAAATTGCAATGAAGCAATATAAGCCAGAAATTGCAGATGATATTGCAAAGTTGGAAGAACTATTAGATCTACCAACAGTTTACAAAATTGTCGAAGCAGCTTCTGGAGCAACATTAAATGCTATGCCTGATGTTCTTGGTACAGCAGAGTAATACAATTTAAAATGAGGTGAAGTAATTGGCTGATGTAAATGCCGAAATTGGCGTAAATATAGATACGTCTGGTGCATTAGCACAGCTTAAAGCATTACAAAGAGAGATCGCAAGATTTCATGCCTCAGTAGCAAAAAGCAGTGACGCAGCTGCATTAGCACAACGTGATCTGCAGAAGAACTTCATAAATGGTGTAAACGCTATTCAGGGGTTCTCTGCAGAATTACGAACAGTAAAAACAACAGCAGAAAACTTTACAGATTCATTAGAACGTAATAAGTTTTCAATGCGGGAGTACTTCCGTTATGCTGGTGCGTCTACAAAATCATTTGGAAGATTCTTCCGTTCTGAATTTGATACTATAAATAAAGTAGCTGTAGAAAATGTAAAGAGATTACAGACACAATATATAAAGATGGGCCGTGATGCAAACGGTGCCATGAGAGCTATTGCAGTTATGCCAACAAAGCTTGATATGACTAATCTTAGCACTCAAACTCAATTAGCAGCACAAAAACAAGCAATTTTTAATCAGCTTGTAAAACAAGGATCTACAAATCTATTAAACTTTGGTAAAAATACTCAGTGGGCTGGTCGTCAGCTCATGGTTGGTTTTACTATTCCATTAATGGGGCTTGGTTCAGTAGCAACAAAAACATTCATGGATATGGAAACTGCTGCAATCAAATTTAGAAAGGTATATGGAGATTTATTTACTCCAGCAGAAGAAACACAATTTGCTTTAGAGTCAATTCAGGCTCTTGGAAAAGAATTTACTAAATATGGAATAGCAGTTGCAGATACTGTAAGTTTGGCAGCAGAAGCAGCAGCAGCAGGCTTTAGTGGATCAGATCTTCAAGCACAAGTTACACAAGCAACAAGACTTCAAGTTCTTGGACAAATTGATCAACAGAAAGCTCTTGAAACTACAATATCTTTGCAAAACGCATTTAAAATTTCTTCAAATGAGCTCACAGATGCAATTAACTTTTTAAACGCAGTTGAAAACCAAACTGTTGTTTCCCTGGACGATATTACAACTGCAATTCCAAAAGCAGCACCGATTGTTAAAGAACTTGGTGGAGATGTTAAAGATTTAGCATTCTTTATGGCTGCCATGAAAGAAGGCGGTATTAATGCATCAGAGGGTGCAAACGCACTTAAGTCTGGTCTTGCATCTCTTATTAACCCAACAGATAAAGCAAAAGGAATGCTTTCTGATATGGGTATTAATATTGATCAAATAGTTGAAAAAAATGTTGGAAACCTTAAAGCAACAGTTATAGAGTTTGCTAAAGCTCTTGATGGATTATCTAATCTACAGAGACAAAGAGCAATTGAACAATTATTTGGTAAGTTCCAGCAAGCCCGTTTATCTGCATTATTTGATAATGTAATTAGAGATGGAAATCAAGCCTCACGTGTTCTTGATTTAGCTTCAGCATCTATGGAAGACCTTGCATCTTTAGCAGAAAAAGAATTAGGTATTACTGCTAACTCTTCAATGAATCAGTTTAGAAAAGCTGTTGAAGATTTAAAGGTTGCCCTTGTTCCAGTTGGACAAGCATTTTTAGAAGTTATAACACCACTACTTGATAAATTAAATTCTTTGTTAAATTGGTTTAATGGCCTATCTGATACAAGTAAAAAAGTTTTAACTAAGGTTGTTTTATATCTAGGTGGACTAGCGCCAGTTATTTTGATGACAATAGGTTTGATGGCTAACTTTGTTGCTAATGGTGTCAAGGGACTACTACTTTTAAGAACTGGATTCTTAAAGCTAACTGGACAATCAAAGATTCTTGGAGAACAAACTAATTATCTTACAGTAGAACAGCAAAGTGCAGTTGCAGCTGCTGCATCTTTAGAACAATCACATATGAGATTACAGCAGGCATTTACAGGAGAAGCTGGAGCAGTAAGACAACTGATTGCAGAATATCAAAGAATGATTGCTGCACAAAATGCTGCAGCAGCAAGATTCCCAGGAATGATGCAACCAGGATTTAAAGTAAAAGGATACGCTAATGGAATAGTCAGTGTTCCTGGTCCAAAAGGAGCTGGAGATGTTGTGCCAGCTATGGTATCTCCAGGAGAAGCAATTATTTCAACAGCAATGAATAAAAAATATGCACCACTAGTTCAAGGAATTATTGCTGATAATATTCCAGGATTTGAAAATAGTAGAGTTGGAAGACCATCTATAACTGGAGGACAATCAGTTCTTTATGGTGGTCTTGCTTTGCCAGCACCAGGAAATACAGCTTCAAATAAATTTGGAATG